CCTTAGTTTTAATGTTACTTAAGCTTGCAAGCATCCTTCTTTGGTGGTCTTTTTTCTGCATCTCAGTATCTAAGTACAGTACTGGTATTTTTAGCACTCCAGCTACATGCAAAGCTACTGCATCAGCAAACATACTCTTACCAACTTTTGTCCTTGCGGCTATTAAGTCAACATTACCAGTACGAAAACCACCGCCAATAGCATCATCAAATCTAGTGAAGCCACTACTGATGCCAATCATTTCAGACGGATTATCTCTTAGATGCTGGATGTGTTCCATAACATCATCACCAATTAGCTCTGGTTTTGAATCTAGTTTATCATCGAGCTTATCGGAAATTGAAAAAGCTTCACGCTCAACAAGCCCAACTATTTCACTAACAGATTCTTTTCCCTCGATAGATTTTAGCTTTCTTTGCATTTCAATAGTGGCAGCGTATGCTTGCCTAGCGGCTTCAAACTTAAAAACTCTAGCCGCTGCCAGCTTTGTATTCTTAAGGGTTATTTCCGTATTCCGTAGTTTGTTGTACTTTTCCTTTGGTACATACTTGCTAAACATCTCAAGAGATGGAGTATTTGTACACAGGGTTGGATAGTCAACCGATTCAGATGAATCAAACAGCCTCTCTAATGTTGTCCATAATATGATATTATCTTCCTCTGTAAAAGATGTCACATTGACAACATGCTTTATATCGTAATATACTTCTTCGCCATGCTGAATTACTCCAGCCAAAACAGACTTTTCTGCTACTAAATCTTTTAAATCTTGCATTAACCTACACACTTTCCGCAACGATGATAGCTACCAGTTTTATACTTTGGGTTTATCTTTTCCTTAGCTCCACATGCGTTGCAAACAACTTCAATCATTTGTACTGGGCTTCGTCTTGGGGTTGGTGCAACATTTGGAGTATCAAACTCTTGCCCCTGTGCCTCAGATCCATCGTCCACAAATTGATTTGCACCTACTTGTATTGATTCTTTTCTTCCAAACTTTCCACTTGGAAGTTCATCTCTTTGAACTGTGAAGTCTAACTCCGACGACCGCACCGGCACTTGTGGCCTCCGCACTTCCTCTGATTGGTCGCTGGTGCTTTCTTCTCTTGAGGTTGCTGGTTCTTCTCCTCTGGCTGAGGAGAGGTTTTCTCCTGTGAGCGCTTCATAACCTTGAATAACTTTTTCAAAATCATTTTCTAAAATTCCATTCTTTATAAGTTCTAGTGGTGACATTTTATCCTCTGCTATATTTCTTCCTACTCAATTCAAGAAGTGTATCGGCTTGTCTTCTAACATCTCTGATGATGTCTGTAGATGCCGTAACATTTCCTTCAACTATTCGTTTTACTCTCCAAACTTTTTGTGTAAATTCATCTTCTCTTATTACACAATTTACTTTCACTTCCCATTTCGTGAATTTGTCAAAGTGATGAGATTTACTTGCAACTATATGTGATATGAATTCATCACACCATTTAAGCCTAGCTAATTCTTTGTTATGCTTCTTCTGTAAGAAGTTGCAGTAATTGAATATCGCATACGCTTTTTCGCAACATTCTTCCGAAGTTAAACTCTTCAACTCAAAGGAAGATAGATTCAATATCTTCTCTACCTCTTTGTTTGGTTCTACGGAAATAACGTCCGACATGTAATTATCAATATTTTGAATAAACTCTTCTAGTTTATCTATTGATAATTGATTCTCTCCATTCATCTTCAGTTCCTGAATAACTTAGAACGATTAAGTCTATGTCATTGTTTTTGAGCCAATTTGATTTGTCACGATCTCTAGCCTTAGATTTTCTGAATCCTTGCCTATTGCCATGAAAGTGAGCGACGAACTCAAAATGCTGCCTACCATGAACCTCTACGGCGAGAGAGTAGGAAGGTACAAAGAAATCAACATACAAAGTAGATTTCCTAGATGGCTTATGAGAGCCGGGAAGTGGAACTTCCTCAAGGATTGTATCATAAGGGAACTGTTCACGGAGTAACTTTCTTGCCAAAATATGCAATTTACTTCGAGGTCTTTTTTGATCCCCCATAACAACACATTTTGTTAGGCTCCAATTTCTTTCACGACCATCAAAACCTAACACCTTCAAAACAACATCTCCTTCAAAGACTCTTGCAGTGCAGGCCAAAGATCGTTTTGGTCTAAGAAGTCTTTTAGTCGTTGTTGTCCTTGAAACTTAACGAACTTTGCAAGCTTCTCTTCGTCTTCTGGGTCTATACCTTCTGTCTCCAAAAGTTTTTTGATGGGCTTTGTATTGTCCAGTAAAAAGTCGCAAGTATACCAAGCTCCAGCAGCAGAGATTAAATCAAAGTCATTTGCTTGGTCAAAAAGTTCTTGTTTGTAATCAATACCAACTCCATAACGAAGCCAGCCAATAGCCTCAGCGCCTACAAAACCACCCAAAGCAGAAGTGACAACTTTCCAATGCAAAGCCTGTCCGATCTGCCTGCCGTCAGTTTTTTCTTTCCACGCTTGAATCCAAGCAATCTCTAAAATAGTGTCTGCTTGATAGCGAACCTTTACGCCTCCATCTGCAACTTTCTTTTTACCCATACCACCAGTGTTAGCAATGAAGTGGGTAATCATTATAATAATAGCTTTTTGTTTAGGAACTACGCTACTCATCTTCTTACAGAAGTTAGATAGTATCTTAGGAACTCCCGGCCTATAGTCTCCCCTTACTTCTTCATCTAAATCTTTCTGTGCTATAAAGCTAGATATTGAATCAATAATGACTACGCAATTAGGATGAGCTTTGACTAACTTTTCCACAGCCCCTAAATACTTTTCTGCACTAAGAGTCTCTCCCTCAGATTGAACAACTGTGATCTTGCTAGCATCTAAACCATGAACTCCTTCAAAGTTTTTTGTGCTTAGTCTGCCTTCTACATTCACATAAAAGATAGGTCTTTCGCCATATTCTTTTTTCTGACAATTCGCTGCGAATTGCAAAGCGGTTGTAGTTTTTCCAGACTTTGGATCTCCAATCATTTGAATCCAAGTTCCTTCACGAAACCCACCTCCAAGAGCATAGTCTAAAGAAGGACTAACAGGAATAACTTGCATATCACGCAGTTCTTCAAAAACTTCAGCGCCGTTAACCAAAATGTTTCCGTACTTCTTGCTTATGTTCTTTAATGCTGCATCATTCATCTTCTAAATTCCTTAATCTTGAAAACCGTCCTTGCTTACCAAAAGGCTTTGCTGGAGCAGACTTGGTAGAGTCTTTGTATTCTTTTTCTTTTATTTCTCGGTTGTTAATATTATCTAACTTCTTCTGTTCCTGTTTTATAACAGGTTCAAGAAATGCAACGCGCAAAGAATAGACCCTTCGACATTTGTAAGTATTGAGCGCATTGATAATAGCTTTGTCACTATACTTTTTCAGAAGTTTATAAGCCATAGTGACTTGGCTTTTGAAATAGTTTTTCCACTTTTTGGTATTCCATAAAGCGTAAGCTGGCCTTCCTACATTCTCGACTTCAGCTTTTCTTATAGATACCATCTCGGCTATGAATTGAGCCGCATTACACTCTTGACCCGTCGTCTGATGCTTGTAATTTTTGTCCATCTAAAACACCCTCTTTGGCAATAATAAATTCATGAGAACCTTCTAGTTCTCTATCTTCAAATCTTTCTGGAATAAGTTCAGGGAGTCTCCAAGTTCTAACCCTGAGTTTTCCATTTTCAATAATTCCAATGTTAAAAGTGTGCAAGGTGAAATCACCGAACATCACAGCGCCTACACCCTTACAGAAAAAGTAGCCATCATAGTCTGAACCAACGTCCTCTAAATGTGACCTATTTTTAACTTTAATGTTTGTTATGTGAAGACTATTTTCTTCGCAGTAAATTTTTAATCTAGCCCAAGCACTTTCCGGTTCTACTTCTGGTCTTCCATCGTCTTGATAAATTGTATCACCATTAGAAAGCGTAGCAATCCAAATCGGATTGCTATCAGCGTATATGTTTACATACGAATCATATTCCTTTGATACAAATACCGTCATTACTTTTTATCTGGGTTTATGATGTGTATTGCTTGTTGGTGTTTTTTAGAGATATTAACTCTGCCTTTTCGAGAATCATCCGCAACTTCAGATGCGGCCTGAGTCATGACAGTGACACCTCTACCCTCTTTGTGACCAAACAAATCGCTGATGTCTGCTTTTTCGTTTTGTGCAGAGTCAACATGACCTGTGGTCTTTTCTATATGTTTTTTTACTGCGTTTGCAGTACGGTTCAAATCAGAAGCGATTTCTTCAACTGTTTTGTCCGAGTTATTGTCGATGTAGAATTTCTCTACTTTGGTTAGTTTTCCGGTTTTTTTAGACATCAATATTACTCCTCTCAGCCCATCTCAAAAAATTGTTTTTCTTTGACTGCAAGTAGTTGATGTAGTGATGGAATGTTTCAGCGGTTACTTTTTTAAATTCCGTATTGATTGCATTTATTTTGTTTGCATCTATGCCTGATGGGTCAAACAAAGTCCCACGAAAGAATTTTACATAGTACGATTCTTTAGACTTTTGCGAAACAATATAAGCACACGATCTGTCTACTTCATCAACGACATGCGCGTTGCTATCGTAAAATGTGTGGTTCTTAGCGTCATTGCTAATAAATTCTGAAATGTCTTCCATTAGGAACCTTTTTTCTTTCTGACCTGAATAGTCATTAAGTTGTCATCCTCATCATAGTCCATATCAGTAACTTCGTAAACATGGACGGCTGGAGCAAAAAACAAATCGCCTTCAATTTCTTTGAGAAAGCTGGAACCACCGCATTTTTTAGAGTAGCAATTAACAATTATTCTATTGGATTTGTCCGAGTCTCTAACCTTAACAACTTGCAGTAAAGGCTTGCCGCAGTCTGAGCATTTAATAACATGGTCTTGCATGTCATTGACATCAATTATCTCAGGTTCTTCGCTCATTTTTTTCCATCCTTGATATACTTAGCCTTTTGAGACTTTGACATCTTACCTATCTCATCTTTACTGGCAGATCCAGACTTTTGCCACCAATCTTTTTTGGGCTTTTGTTTTCCTTCGTTTTGATAAGCTCTTCTATCCTCTAGTTCATACCTACCCATATTCTTAGTGTTGGATTCAGCTAACTGACCAAGAGTTGTAGGTTCGCCTTTTACAAACGCAGCAGGAGGCTGATTAATGACTATTTTAATATCTGAACTTCCACACTCGCACGGTTCGGGAGTTTGATTAAAACCGTGGAATTGTTCAAATTCACAACCGCATTTGTTGCACAAGTAATCATAAGTTGGCATTAGGAGTATTTCACCGTGTCGTCGTAAAGAGCTTCTAAGATCTTGGAAATAATCTTATTTCTAATTATATCATCCTCTGTCAATTCTGCAATACCCACGCCTTCTACAAGTTCAAGTCGATCAAGAAACTCTTCAAGACCACCTCTCTCTTTTTTGACAAGGTCTGTTTGTTCAATATCGCCATTTATGACAGCTTTTGAATCCCAGCCTATTCGTGTAATGAACATCTTTAGCTGTTCAAACGTAGCGTTCTGAGCTTCATCTAATATCATAAAGCAATTATGAAAATTTCGCCCTCTCATATATTCAAGAGGAACAACTTCTATTTTGCCTTCTTCTCTGTAAGATTGCACCCTATTACTATTTAATCTGTATTGCATCTCCTCTAATACAGGCACAAGATATGGGTGTATCTTTTCTTCAAAGGTTCCGGGTAAGAAACCTAGACCTCTTCCAGATTCTATTACAGGTCTAGTTACTACAATTTTTTCCACTCTTTTATCTAGTAGATAGTCACAAGCTAGACCTACTGCGACTGCTGTTTTGCCAGTACCTGCTGGGCCTGTGCAAAAAGTAACATCATTATTATTTATGATGTCAATGTATTCTGTTTGATTTTCCGTTTTAGGCTTTAAAGCCTTCCGTCTTGTAGTATATCCTGACTCATTATTCTTTTTTCTAGCCATACTACTTACCTGTTGAACCAAACCCTCCATCGCCCCTGTTTGTTGAGTCTAGTTCTTGAACTACATGTTGTATAAAATTTGGGGCTTCTTGTATTAACATTTGTGCGATTCTATCGCCTCTTTTTATATGATACGGTTCTTTTGTTGTGTTGTGCAGACAAACTTTTACTTCGCCTCTATAACCGGAGTCTATAACTCCTGCATGTCTATGTAAACCTTTCACACCCATTGAAGATCTATCCCATATTAAAGCTACATAACCTTTAGGAATAGCAATAGCAATACCAGTAGAAACAAGAACAGTCGCTCCAGCGGGTATAGAGATTGTTTCAAAAGCGTATAAGTCCCAGCCAGCATCATCAAGATGGCCTTTAGTTGGAGCTTTAGCAGATTCGTATAGCAGCTTAGTTTCAAAATGTTTATAGCCGCAGATCATTCTTCTTCCTTTTCAAATCTTCCATTTGTCTCATACCGCCAAAGTAATTTAGACAAAGTTCCTCTGGTTATATCTTCACCTTGTTCGACATGCTTGTTCAGTTCTTTAGCAACCCATTTAAGCATGTCATTGTCTATTGTTATATTTCTGAGCATTAAAAGTCATCTTCTATATTACCGACTGCATATTCAGTAACACGGGTTTCAAAAAAGTTCTTGCACTTTTCTAAGTCAATTATTTCACTCAGCCAAGGGAATGGATTTTTAGTATCTTCATAAGGGCTTGGAAGATTTAAATCCTCCAGCCTACGATTGGCTATGTATT